TTTTTTATCTGTTCCCACACGCCGGGCTCCGTAGCCATCGCGCACCTCCTGTTTCGTATGAATACTGTACCATACCCACCCCCGAAATTTAGATAGACGGGTTTAGATTAAAAAAAGAAGCCCCTTAACCGGGGCTTTTTCTGTTTCCGAGCTCAAAATCGAGCATCTGATGTATGGGGCAATCGGTGCAGCCTTTCAGGCTCCTGCAGTGCTGCTCCTTGTGGTCTGCAGCGGATCCAACGGTTTCGAACCGCACCGATATTGTCATTCCGTCCGCCCAGCCCGCGCAGATCACGCGCATGCGCTCCTCGCTGCAGTAGTGCGGGCAGGCAGCCAGATAGCTTTCGTATAGTTTCATTCTTCACTCCTTTTCTTTTGCCATGCTGCAGAATCCTCCGGGGCCGGTGAATGTTTGAATGTGTTTGCAGTGGTTATTAAGCTCGTCATAAGAGATATTCCAAGTTCTTTATTATCTATGTAGATTTCCCCACCGCACAGATCACACACCTTCTTGGTCATACAATACCACCTCCACTCGCGGATCATCGGAATACCGCTTCTGAATCGACATGGACACCACCTGTTTATCATCCGTGTAGGCGTAGCCGTTGAGCGCATCAGCCACCACTTTGAGGATATTATCCCCGTCCGGCTTGACCTGCGGGGCGATCCTACCGGAGCGCATCCCGCTTTTGCGGTCTTTGTTCGCGCTGACCGGGATCGGGAAGTACGCGGTCACGATCATACCGACGCCGCCATCTCTCACCGTCCAGCCGTCCGCCTGCTGAAGCCAGCACGCCCGGATCAGATTTTCATATTCACGCGTTTTCTCCGGCGTATAGGTGCCGTACCGCGTCACCCTCGGCCTGCCCTTGCCCTGCGGCTTGCCGGGGATCACTATCGTTTTACTCCTCATCGTCACTCATCCTTTCTCCTTCCTCATATCCGCTCCGCAGTTTTCGCAGAAATTGCGTTCATCATCTTCTGATGGATGCTCCCAGCTTCCTTCCGTCGTTATAACATGACCGCAAGCATTACAAAGCCATTCGTCTCCTCCAAGATGTACCCATGCACCTTTCACATTCTCGCGGACATCGGCGGCAGGCATTTCATCAATCACAAATTGGATAAAGTGAATCGGCAGATATTCGTCTTGCATATCCAATCTTCCGCGCATAAACTCCAGCACATCTTCTCGCTTGATATAATCAGCCATCCTCGCTCCTCCTTTCGCCGTATTGACAGAAAAACTCGTCCGGGTGCATTATCAACATATCGTTTCCCCACTCGCTGCAAGTGCAGATTTCGGTATGGTTCCCTGCAAATTCTCTTCTGTGCTTGCAATCCTTACACCTCACCACCTCAACGGCATCAACGGATGGAGCGCTTTCGATTATTTCAATCGCGTTGTTCCATCCGTCTGCATACTTCGGATCGTCAAACACATCTCTGTTCGCTTTCCCGATGCCAAGCGCATCCGCGTCAATCAGTTTGCTCATTTTTTGCTCTCCTTTCTCCGTCAGCGCAGAACCATGAGCCAGTAGTCAGTCTCCTTGGTTTTACATTTTCGCAATATCCGAACATAACACCAAGTTCACTTGTCGCATCATACCACCATCGTTTACAATCCCTGCACCGAACGACCTCAACCGCGTCTGCGGCGGGAATGTTTGCAATCGCCTTATAATCCTTGCACTTTCCCCACAAGGACTCGCAAATCCCCTCGTCAGGATCAGAGGTACAGTTTCCGCAGATCGCTTGCAGCGCATCAGAACGCTTGATATACTCATCCGCCGTTCTCACTTCTGATTTCATTTTTCTCCTTTTCGCGTTGTTCGATTTCTTCCGTGGTCAGCCACTGATTCCCATAACGGTGTTTTAGTTTCGGAACCGTCGTCCGCATTTCTTCCATCGCCTTTTGCAGATCGTAGGACGGCGGCCTCGTGTCGAAGGAATTGTTCCTGCCCTTTTTCTCTCTGCCGCGGTCCAGCGCGTAGAAGTCCATCCAGTTGTGCGTCGTCGCCTGATCGATGATGGCGATCCATTCCCGCTCCGGGAAAAGCTCCAGCTTGTCAATGAGCTTCTGCTTTGCCCGCTGTGTCAGGGGCTTGCCCATCTGCTCCCGCATAACGACATATCCGTTCAGCGCTGCCCGAAGATCCGATTTGCTCTGCGAAAAAGTCTCAAACGGATCTGTTTCACGTCCATCGCTCTCCCGCGCGCGCCCGCGCGAGTTCGGATTCGGATTCGGATTTGGATTCGGATTTGGATTCGGATTGGATTGGATTGGATTGGATTCAGGCAGTGACTCACTGTGAGTCACGGTGGGTAACGGTGAGTCACCGTGGATTTGCGGTGGAGCGGGGTATTTTCGGCGTTTTGCTTGGATCCTCTGATGGTCGCCCCAGTGTGGAAAATACAGGTACGAATCCCCGTCCTCTGCTTCGAAGATCTCGATCATGCCTGCATTCGCCAGTGCTGTAAGCCCGTCACGGATCTGCGCTTCGGTCACGCCCTTGCGCCGCGTGAACACCTGTCCCTTTATAAGCTCCGGATCCGCCGGAGCCGTGCCGTAATCGTCAGCGTACACAATGAGGTACGCCCATATCCTGAATTGGAAATCCGAAAGCCCGCCGACCTTTTTGCTGGTGATGATGCTGTCCTTTAAGATCCTGTTCGGCATGGCGTATCCTCCTTAAAACGGCAGGTCGCCGTCGTCGGTGTAGACGTCCGCGTAGTGCAGGTCCATCTTCTCCTGCGCGGGTGCCGCCGGCGTCGCCGGAGCCGGAGCCGTCGTCTGCGCCGGTGCCGATTTGTCCCCGGTAAAACTGATCCTGTCGGCGATCACTTCAAACGCCGTTCTGGGATTGCCGTTTTTGTCCTCATATCGGCGCGTCTGCAGCGTTCCCTCCACGGCGATGAAAGAACCCTTGCCAAAGTGTTTGGCCGCGAATTCGGCCCCCTGACGCCACGCAACGACCGGAATAAAGTCTGTGACCCGATCCTCGCCCTTTTGCTGGTACCGGCGCTCCACCGCAACGGTGAAGGCCGCGACCGGGGTTCCGCTGCTCGTCGTCCGGAGCTCCGGGGCGGCGGTGAGCCGCCCCAACAAAATGATACTGTTGATCATGCCGCGCCTCCTTCCCGCGCAAAGGCCTCGATCTCCGCGCCGGTGATGTCGATCTGACCGTCCCTGCCGGCCTTTCGGCGGAGGACGCTGCACTTCGCCAGCTTCTTCACCGCTTCCCGGTATTCGGCCCGCTCCATAGCCTCCGCTTCTTCTTTCGTGCAGACCCTGACGCCCTTCGAATCGCTCTTGATGCACAGCGGGTATTCCGGATCCCGGTTCAGCGCGTCGATATCGTCGCTTAACAGACGGCGGTATTTACTGTTGTGGAAGGCCTTCCGGTCTCCCTTCAGCGGCTCCGGGATGGGCTCGCGCGTCAATATCCCGATGATCACGCCCAGCTCCGACATGTGCATGGGGCCGTTGTGCCTAAGTTCGATCAGCGTGCGGCCGACGTAGCTGCGCCGGCCCTCGCTCATCTCCACGCTCCAGATAGACGGGTTATACATGATCCGCTTCTCCTTCCACCACCTGACCGTCCGCGTCCGTGATCACCACGTCGTCGCCGGCGGTCTCGTAAACGATCTCATTGGACACCGTGTACATATCCTCGCTGATCTCGCTCTTTACGCTCTCGTCTGCGGTGAGTCCACGTACAAAATCGCTTTTCAGCGGCGCGTATTTCAGCACCCTTTTGAGCACGGTCTTCTTCGCCATCTCTTCGAAGTTGGTCTGCCAAGGTCCGCTGCCGTAGCTCTTCGAATACTTCTGCGCGTGCCGGCGGATATCCTCCATGCTGGTGACTTCAAAGCCGTAGCCGCCGCTTTTCGTGCGGAACATGGCGTAGACCTTCACGGGGTCTCCCCTGTCGCCGGTCGCCGGTACGTGCCGCAGGCGCGGCTCCAGTCCGTATACACACTCAAATTCGTCGTTTTCGTAAACGATCTGACTTTGAACCACTTCTACTTCGCCGGATCGGTACGCAAGGTCGATCAGGCCCTTGTATCCAAGTTGGAATTGCGCCTGCAGCACACCGTGGTTCCTGTAGGGCAAAATGTAGGCGAGCCCTAAGGGCGTGTTGACCTCCATACCCATCTGGGCCGCCGTCATCATCGCGCCCAGAAAGCTCTGCGGCGTGCATTCTCCGAGCTGCGGGTTCATGCTGATTGCCGACAGCACCATCCGCGTGAAGCGTTCCGGCGTCAGGACGCTGGGCAGCGCCTTTTTGATCTCCGGCTCCATGCTCTTGATTAAGGTCTGCAGGTTCTTCTTCCCGCCGTTTGCGACCTGATTCTGAATTCTTGTCTCTGCCATTGTTCTGTTCTCCATTCTTATATTTCTTTGATTCTAAGCGTCCGCGAGACGCTGTTTTTATAAAACGGGGTAAGGTCTATGCCGGTATACGCCTGCTGAAACGCCTTCGTGTCGAAGCTCGAACGGTTCGTTTCCGTCCAGCTGACTTTATACCCGGTGCATTCGCCGTAGCTGTTGTTGCCGAGCGCCGCCTTGATGGCGTTGGCGGCCTCCGTCTGCATCGCCTTCACCGCTTTTACCTGCTCGCCGTAAGCGAGGTAGGCGCGGATCTGGCCCTCCAGACCGTAGACCGGCACTGTCTCGCCGGTCTCGCGGGCGTAGATCGTCTCCAGCGTCTCGCTGCAGCTGTCGCTCCCGTCGACCGCGGGCGGGATCTTGTTCTTCACCCGCGCCCAGAAGTCCCGCTCCGCGTTCATGAGCGCTTCGATCTCGGCTTCGTCGCGCTCCAGAATGTATCTCCTGAACTCGCGGTTGGATACAAGTACCGCGAGGTACACACGCTGTTTTTCGGTCACCGCCAGATAATGCACGCACTGCGCGTAGTAGATCTCCGGAAACTCGTCTCCGCCTTTCCGGAGCGCCCGCATCACCGGCGGAGAAGAGGTCGTCTTGCATTCAAGGATCGCGTCCTCGCCGACGATCACCCGGTCCACGTCCGCGCAGGCGAAGGGGTACTTGTCGTTCACGAGCATCCGGTTCTTCCTGCGCACCCGCTTCCCGGTCTCGGCCTCAAACTTCTTCGCCACAAATTCCTCAAGGTAGCTTCCCACCTCGGTGGCGAGGTTGCCTTCAAATCCGGGGAGCTGCCCGGTCTTCTCGGCCCACAGGGCGTAGGCCCCGCGGTAGGGGTTCATGCCCACAACGCTGCCGGCGTCGCTCCCGCCGATATAGTGCTTCCGCAGCTCCAGCCATTCGGTTTTGCTGCCGTAAGAGATCTCTCTGATCATTTCCGGGCACCCGCCTTTGCGATCCCGACGAACAAGATCCCCATCAGGATGATCTGCGCGATAAACAGCCACGTAATCCCGGTGCTGAACATAGTATCGTCTCCTTTCACGCATTATTCGCGTCGCCCTGATCGTACTTCCGGGCTTTCCTGATCATTTTTGCGAGCAGATCCTCATAAAGTTTCTTATATGTATCACGCTCGGTCTCCAGTTCGATCCGCGCCTTCTGTTCCATGAACGCAGCGCGTTTTCGTGCAATCTCCATCACCGGACCCACATCTGGTTCCTTCTTCTCCGGTTCGGCTCTCTCCTGCTTCAGTGCCAGCTGGATGCACAGGGCGGCATCGATCGCCGTCATTTCCTTCTCGGTGCATTTGCCGAGATAATCGCTGATCCGATCTTTACTCACGGTGTGGATCTGCTCGCAAAGTGCCGTGCTCACCACGCGGGCGGATCTCACGGTCACGTGGGTCGGCAGGTCCTTTTTGGGCTGCGTCGTCGGATAAACGACCTGCACGAAGCCGGAAAACTCGTTATTGGTGTCGTTCGAAACGATCACGCCGGGACGCGACGGGTACATTTCCCGCCCGATCGCCGAAGTATTGATGTCCTTGTTGATGTAGTAGATTTCTCCTCTGGTCATTACCGTTTGTCTCCTTATTCTTTATTTTTTACCCAGCGCTTTCAGCCGGAGCGCGCATTCCTGCATTTCCTCCAAGCGCTGCTCTTTGGTTTTGTAAAACGGGCAGGGCTTTCCTTTGAAATCGGTGTTCCAGAGAGCGAGGCACTTGCCGCCTGCGCACATGCAGCACCCGCCGCGCCGGTCTTTGCAGTCCATCGCTCTCACCTCCATAATTCGTGCCTCATTTCTGCTTATCCTCGTAAACGCCGAAGAAATCAATCGCCTTGATCGCCGCGATGTAAAACAGCATAAAATACGCGTCCGCTGCTGCTATCTGATCTACGGCGTCGTGATACTCTTGCACGTGGATCCGTTCCTGCGCTTGCTTTTTCGCGCGCTCACGCGCCTTCTGCAGTTTCTTAATAACACCGCACCGGAGGGCCACTTCAATCTCGTCGTGCATCATCTTTCCTCCTTATCCGATAACGCTTTCCTGATAATCGCGCACGCGGTTCTCGCAGTACCCCCGGCACTGCCCGTAAGATCCCTCGTACACAGGTTCCCAGTCTTCGTCAGCCTCCAGCACAACGTGCCGGCCATCCTGAAACCGGATCAAAAGCTCGTTGTGGCCAAGCCAGAAATTGTCGGTCATGTCTCCCGTCTCCTTCCTTATCCGATCCCCAGCGGCTTTGTCAGGAACGCCGCCGGGTCTACGTGGTTCTTTTCGCACAGCTTCACGACCTCTAAAAGCGTGAGCTTGTACGGATCCTGCACGCGGGACCGCCACGTCTGCGCCGCCTTCGCGCCGATGATGTGGCTCATCGCCAAATCCGACCGGCTGCCCTGAATCAGATCCAGATTCCGCCGCAGCATGTCCGCGTCCTTGTCGCGCTTACTCAGAAATACCTTCGGCATCCTCAGCCCACCTCCACAAATTCGCCGTCTTTCAGCGTGTACCACGTATCGGCTTTGATCGTTTCGCCGTCAACGACGGCTGCCTTCCAGTATTCCAGAACGTGGTTGTATCTATGTTCTTCTGCGAGAAACAAAACGGAGCCGATTCCGCCCTTTGCCTTTACGCCATTACCACGCGCAACAGCGATTCCGTTTTTGCCTGCTTCAGCAGTTCCTCTTGATACAGCTGCCCCGTATGCGCCCGCAGAAGCTGCCCCGGATTCGC